GCAACTTCGATCATTGCCTTACGATATCCTTTATACATACGTACTTCGAATACCATTCCTGAGTGTGGATCTTGTACCAAGATAGCGTCATCTGCAGTGTCACCGCCTTCTGGAACAGCAGGTGCTCTAACAGCTAACTCTAACGCACGTCTGTGCATTGCGATATTGGCTGTGTATGAGTTACCGACTGTGATAGCGGCATTGTCTGCGGCGGCTGAACGTAGTCCAGTGTTGCCGATAGAGAATGAACCACCTGATAGTGCAGTATTAACGCAATACTTATTGCTGTCACCATTTATTGTTATGATGTCACCTTTAAGGATTGTACCAGAACCACCGTCTGCCGCGATTGATGTATCGCCAATAGCAGAAGAAGCATCGTTTACAAGATAGCTTGCACCAGTTCCTTTGGTGTGTGATTGCACTTGTGCTGACTCACGCATTGCAAGACCTTGTAGATCAAGTAATACACCTTGTCTTAGCAGGTCACTTGAACCAGCGTCTGAAACGCTTTGTAGTGTAGCTAACTGACGTAGGTTTGTACCTGCAACTGAGTTCATTATAAGTGAACACTGTCCGTCATTAGATGGCATACCATTGTCAACTAAGATTTGACGTATTTCAGCTACGTCACCAAAGTTGGAACCAAATGGTGTAGTACCTGCTGTACCGAAAGCACGTGAAGCGTTCTTGTAAGCTTCTGTTGCAAGATCTACTTCAATCTCGTTAGATAATGTTCTCATTGCTTGTACGAGTTGATCACCATAAACAGTCTCAAAACCGATACCATTATTAAGGTGTCTTACATCTTCGCCAGTATATGGAATTTGTACAGCACGCGACTTAGAGATTGATAGTGTTTTGCTATCTACAGTTTGGTCTGTTCCTTCAGGAATAGTCATGCTTTCTGCTACGTCAACAGCTGATGCTTCGCGTGTAAAAGATGCACGAACTGTATCGCCTTTTGCAACACGCTCTGAACCGTCTGCATTGATTGTTGAAGCAGGTATAAAGCCAACTAGCTCTCTGCCTACTACGTCTGCGGCCTTATATATATCAGCCGCCAAGTTTGTTAATACGTTAGCCATTTGCGGCCTCCTATGTTTAATTAATCGTTGGTTATTTTGCCGCCTGACTTAATGTAATGCGCTCTCTGACCTTGAGACATACCATTAAAATCGTCACGACTTACTACTTTTAATCGCTCAGCACTACTTTGCGACCTCGTGGCACTACCACCCGACGATTGTGAACCGTCAACTAGAAAGGGATAATTCGACTTTATAGATCCTGTAAGATCTTCCAGCGTAGATACAGTTAATGCACCAGACTGGTCTGTCACCCTTAATTCGCCATCAACAATAGTCAACCTCTGGCTGATCTGCTGTTGTAACAATTCTGCTCTGCCAGTGTCTTTAGTTAATCCACTCGCTATTTTACCTGCTTCACCACTAATACGACTTCTTGTTATATCAGCGTTCATCTTCTCAATCGTTCCGCGCAAAGTATCTGCTTCCGACTTTTGCGCTTCGAACAACTGCTTGTAATCATTCTCTGCCTTTGCCTTACTTTCGGCTTGTGCTTTTGCTTCGGCTTGAGCTTGCTCACGATCTTGTTGCGCTCGCTTCTTCTCACCTAATAATTCATCAACTTTAGACTTCAATCCTTTTGTTTCGTCGTCTAGTCTATTCTTTATAGCCTGATTTACTTTATCCGACAATGCGTTTTTTATATCATCTTCAAGTTCAATACCTTCAAATATTTCGTCTGTCATGCTTCAACCTCCAGTTTGTTTGCATATTACGGCTCTGCCGTTGTTGTATAACCAAAATTGGCTAATCATTAAAACCCTGCATTTGCACTTGTATATAATTGTTCAAGTTCACGTAATTGGTCTAAATTTAGTTCACGACCATTCATATCAACAAATCGATCTAATGGCAATTTGCCCTGTCTAAATATATTTGCCCTACCAACGCCAAGCACCTCGTTCTGGAAACTTCTTGGTTGCGTCCTTAACCATCTTTCATAGGTCAGCCTATCGCTAACACTTCTTGCTTTATCGTCAGCACCTACACTTGGTCTTGTACCTTTTACTTTACTGCCAAGGTCATACTTAGGATCTACAACATATGTTATTGTTGATCTACAATTAAAGTGCGCTGGTGGCTTTGGGTTACTGTCTATGTCTTTAAATACTTTTCCATCAAGCCCCATGCAAATTAAGCTTGTAAAACTATCTAATGTAGCAACCCATTTATAACGGCTTGTTATTTTTCTATTGGCACGCATTGTTGTGGTTCTTGTTATAGTTGCTATCATATTAACTATTGTTCTTGCTAATGTAGATGCTTGTCTGCCCTGTAATGCACTAAGTCCAGTTATGCTTTGTGTTATACCAGCTATTGGTGTACCTAATGCAATACCATCTCTTATAACTTGTATTATTTGTGTCTGCTTCTTTGTACCAAACTCACGTAGTGCTGTTGATATTGTATAACCTTTGTTTGCTTCTAGATCCATAACTTCAGTAAATATAGCCGCCTCTAATTGCGCTGGGCTTGGTAATGCAAAATCCGTATAGTTAGTAATGTTTTGTCTTAATACATTATAATTAAACTCAGCTTCATAGCTACTAAAGTCAATCATCTCTTTAATTAATTTAGTTTGATAGTCGTCGTTTAATGCAGTCATATATAATTGCAAGTCACTTATTTGTTTAGCAAGTCTTGCCTGACCGAATACACTAAGGTCATTACCTGCTAACTGTGCAATTATACCGTCTAGCAATTTCTTGATATATCTTTGCGCTTCACGCTCACGACCAGCAACATATCTCTGTACAAATATTTGATGTCTTATGAAAGCATCTTCTAACGCATCATTAACGCTCATAGTTTTTACTTTTTATATCGCCTTGGCTTTGCTTTAGTCTTGCTTGGCTTTGCTTTAGATTTACCAGCTACTTTACTTTTATTTTTATAGGGCATAGCTTATTACCACTTAACCTTTGCCGACCAGTATGCCGCGCTCATTTTACCTTTTTCTATATTCTTTGCGTGTCTTGCCTTAAAACTTGCTCTGCGTGCCTTAGATGCCTTGCTTTCACCCTTCCTAGCTGGTGAACCCTTAACACCTTGCTGTCCAAATCGTATTATCTTTTCCTTGCCACCTTCACATGCCTTTACGACGTGTGACTTGGTTGCATGACTTGGTGTGCGCTTAGGTGTATTGCACTTCATTTTAGCTTTATTAATTTGCTTTGGCATCTTCTTTGGCCTTTAATGACATATTATAGTTGTTTACGCCTTCCTTTATATCTAAATTTGCTTTTTTAATCAAACGCTGTTTTTTAAATACATTATAATTAACTGTATGATGTATTCGACCAAACTTATGTACAACCTTACAAAGATCTGGGTGTACATCTACAAGCATTTGTGATTTAGCTAATGTTCCAAGATCTGCATACTTTTTACCATATTCTTTCTCACCTTCTTTGTGGTAAAACTCCTCGGTGTTGCCACCTTTGATAACTTGTGTGTTCATCTTTTCTTGTAAGAATGCGTTAAATTGTATTGTCGTCCAACCTGCTTTTAACATATCTAAACTGATTATTGTATCTTCATTATAACGACCACGCCATCTAAACGATATATCATTTCTAATAAGGTTACAGCTATAGATCCTTGTGTTAATTATAAATGGCGGTTGCTTTGTCCTAGCAGGTGCAAACATATAATAATTTGGTCCAGCCATAGCAACATTATCATAGCGCAATACAAAATCTTCCATTACATTCCAAAAGCTTGGTGACTCGCACTTAACTTTTTCATTATAATTTAACCTTCTAAAGCTTCTTATATTGTCATCCATTACCCAATGCCAGTCAAATCCATTATCGATACTATGTTGCCATGCAAAATTTCGCGCTGGGCCTGGCCCTGTTGAGCGTGTTTGCCCAAGGTTATCACATAGTTCATAATCGGTTTTGTAGTTCATATCTAATGGCAATACTGTAGCCGTCAACTGCATCTCTTTTATTGCATTATTGTAATCATTAACTTGATCTGGCTCAACTATAACATAGTGTTGTACACCCATGCGAGTTAAAGCTTTACTTGTCATCATATAATATGATCTGCTTTTGCTTGGTATATATAGCGGAAATTGTGGCCTTTTAGCCATATCGTTTGCTTTCGGTGTCCATAAACTCTTGTTGTGGGTGCCATATTGATTTTGTTTTGCCTTTATCTTCTTGTCCTATTAGATTAAAGAATGTACTAGCATCTTGTTCGTTATTAAAATGCACTACAACGTGTCTATATGATTGCTTGTTTGGTTGCACATATTCTGGCATATCTTCCCACTCTGCATAAGGATCTGTTACACCTTCTTCGACATCTAACATTATATTAAGCAACTCGGGATCTGTAAAAGCAGTTAGCGATATATCGAAATCGAGCTCTTTTAGTTCTAATAGCTCTTGCTTTAGCATCTCAGTATTCCAACCACTATTTAGTGAAAGCTTATTATCTGCTATAACATATGCACGTCTCTGGGCCTCTGTTAATCCGCTTAGCATTATTGTTGGCACTTCTGTTAGTTGTAATTGTTGCGCGGCCATATATCTGCCATGACCTGCGACTATGCCATTATCACTATCTATTAATATTGGATTAGTAAAACCAAACTCAATTATGCTATCTGCAATCTGCTGTATTTGCTCTGTACTATGTGTTCGTGTATTATTTTCGTATGGTATAAGTTTGACTGTTGCTTTATATTCAACTTTAATCTTCATATTGCACCTATAGTAATGGCGACAAATCACCTACTTCATCTTTTACATCTTCAAGCTTACGTTCTGCATCTATTAAACCACCAGCTTTAAGTCTGTCAAATATATCCTGACTGCTTACAATCTGTCTGTCAAGTAGTGTTACTAAACTCATTATTGTCTGTGGATCTACCATTTTATCGTAAAACTCACGATTAATAGTAAACACGCAATCATCTGTATCAACACCCATAAACTCACCGCACCAGTAAATGCATGACTTTATTGCACTACTTAGGTTGCCAACTATATCACCAAGCACGCTGTTCTCTGATGCAAAACGTATCCTTGCGCCTTCAGCTGTCTCATTATTGCCTCTGTCAGTAATTATACGCGCACCAATAGCAACCATTTGCTGTTCTTTAGATCTCATTGCTTCCATAACAAGATTGTTTGGGTTTGCTTGTAATAAACTTGCACTGCCTGTTTCACCTAATACATGACCAGCTCTGCTACCAATCTTAATGCCCTCTGGATTGTATTCTGACCATTGCTCTTGAGTTAGGCTATGCGTAATAAATAGTGTAGGTTGTCCTGTAATAAAACAGCTTTCTTCATAGTCTGCCGAGTTGCAATAGTGTGCCATATTTACATCAGCTATATCTGAAAGTGGTGCATTATCTATACTTGTATCATTATTCTGACTGCCTACAAAGGTCGCTGGAATATAACTAAAGGTGCTTCCATCCGACTTCTTAGGGTAAAACATTTCAGTATAAGGTTTGTTATCTCTATATAATTGTTGGCTGTATCCTTGTTCATCTAATCTTAAGACGCGATATTGTGTTTTGCTTTCATGTCCAAACTCGTCACTGCTGTCAATATAACTTTCCATTAACACAACTAAGGTTAGTACACTACGACCTGCAATTATACTGGATTTCCAATTTATTATTGTTTCTGCTTTATATGGGATAATTGTTGCACTTAAGTCTAGCATACTTACTGCTTCAGCAGTTAAATTATCTTCTGCACGCGGATAATCAACTAATAATAATGTTCTGCCTGTCTCTAATAAATTTGCTAATTCATCTTTTGCTAATTGCTCTAATGCTAAACCATCACCAGTTGCATCATCTATTAAATATTCTAATCCATCAGGTAATTCTATAATTGGTGTTTTTCTAAATGCCGCGCCGACCAAGGCATTCTTTGTACGCCCTGTAAAATTAGTGTAGACTGCTCTTTTTATATATTGCTTGTATCTTATACTGTCAGTACCCATTGGATTTGTATCAGCGTCAGGTATAGGTAAATATTGTGCTTTCTTACTTTTAACCGCTACTGAACCATCGCAAGCATCTCTTGTCTTAATCCACTCATTTTTATATAGTTCGTATGTCGGGTTGGTTGTATCTACTGGCATAATTGTACCTCTTTTTCAGTCATACTACAATTTCTTTGCTAATTTGTAAACGAGAAGTCAACTTTTGCAACAGGTCTTACTATTGGAAACTCATATGCAATAGGATATGTTGTTGCGTCGTTCTGGTGATCTGTACCGCTAGTCTTGTCAGGCTCACCGTTTTTATAGGCTTGTTGCTCTAAACATTCTGCTGTCCTTGGGCAAGCACTATCATTAATTTTTACATAACCTTGATCTAGTGCGCGATTAGTTGCCATTACTCTGTCACGCACTCTTGGATTACTTGGCTTGGCACGTACTACAAAGCCAGCCTGTTGCAATAAGCTTATATCACTTACGCTCGCATTGTTTGTGCTACGACCACGGCCCGAGGCATCTGGATACATATAGATCTTATGGTCACTATATTTTTGCTTTATTAATTGTATCATATTAGGTGTGTCATACATATCAACTAATTCATCTACAGCGTGCCATGTTTTATTTCTTACAACATATACAGTTGCCGCTTGCTTAGTCACGTTAAAGTCACAGCCAATATATAGCGGTTCACTAGCAGTTACAACTTCTAAGGATCTACACGCTATCCGATCATACGCATTATAAACAGATCCACTATTAAGATTTACAAACTGCCCTTCTAAATATGCCGATAGTAGTTGTGGTGTATATGTCTCTTTTAATCTATCTATGTAGTCAGCAGGTAAGTGCTTGCTGTTACTGCGTGTCGGTGCTGTTATTAATTTATACGAATCACTTGGGCTTTTCTTCCATCTTTCATATACAAATCCAAAACCCTCTGGAGTTGTGCCAACACCAACTGTATTAATTCCACTTAGTTTCTTTTGTCTATTACGGGCAATTATTTGCTCCCAACATCTCTGGGCTTTTATTTTAGGTAATGTATCGAGTTCATCTACATAACTATCTGACACCTCATAGCCAACTATACGTTCTGGTCTGTCTAATGTACGGAATATAATGCGTTTATTAAGCACTTCAATATAGTTACCTTGCGTATTTAATTTGTATGGTATATTACAACTACCAAGTAATTCACGCCACCTTGGATAGCATATATCACGTATTAATCCGTATGTTGGCATATAAAAAGCTTGGTCAATACCATCTGTAATTAACTTTCTAAGACATCTAAGCATTAGTGAATGTGTTTTACCACTGCCAAAACCACCAACAAAGGCTGGGAATGGTGCTTCATTCATTATAAATTGCTTCTGCGGTATGCTTGCTGTTGTTTCTAGTATCATTCCGATAGATCTATTTCTTCATCATCTACTATACGAAAGCCAGTAAGTTGTACTTCAGCTTGTACTTGTTGCGCGCTATCTGATTGACCTAACCAATTTTGACCTAACCATTTAAGCAAGCTTGGATTACCCTGCATTGCTACTTTATATTGTTGCCTACGTAATGAAACTAAACCTGCGGCACGTTTTTCCTTAAAATAGTCCGTAAAACCTACACCTATTTCACGTTTTAATCCATTATTTAATGTATCGTAATCCATACCCATAGCACCTGCTATTTCTGCACCAGTACATTGCAAAGCACATAAATTATCTAGCATTTTATAGTCTATAACCTTATACGGTCTGCCGTTACGCTTTGTCTGGTTTTTCGGATTTGGCTTTATCATCAATTATTGCTCTTTCATTTATAAACATTAAGGAAGTTATTGCATGACTAATATGACTATAGCCAGTTTCTTTATCATACCTTTCACCTCTCTGATGTGCATTTATATGTCTCAATGCGGCGGCTATATATCTTTTTTTATATCCTTCAACATATAACCAATTATTATCGTCATATTTTCTACTGCCAACACCAAGAACATTACTTACTTCTAATAGCGTATTTGGTGGCAACAAATCCATTCTAGCTTTACCACTATCATATTTTCTTCCAGCCTGTTTCATATAAAATCTTTCATTCTTTTATTATAACTACGCTAAACTTGCAATCATCTATCATATTTAATGCTTGTATATATGTACCACGCCAAGAGTATGCCTTTTGTCGTGTAATTGTCTTGCCTGACATATGCAAGTATCCAGTCATATGTTTTAGTCTGTAACCTTCACCAACTTTAGCAAATTTACCTTCTGTTATTATATAATCATCTTTTTTTATTCTTCTTTGCTTATCTCTCTCTACAAATCTAGCTGGCGCATATTCTCTCATCTTAGCGAATGTCTTTTCGCTCATGTTTAATGTTTTATAAATATCTTTTATATATGCTTGTTGTTCCCATAATTTAACTGCTTTATTAATTTCTTTTAGATCAGCATATCTTTTATAACGCTGTCGTGTTGTCTTATTGTTATTTTTCTTAACTTTTGCTTTAGTGCGTCTTGGCAAATCATTTCTATTTCTATGCGCGTGTAATTGTAAACTTGCATATGTTACACCTAAACGCTCTGCTATTAATAGTGTGCTTAATTCTGTTTGCCATAGATCTATTGCCTTAGTATGTTTTAAGGCTGTCCATGTGCGCTTCTTTGGCATTATTTTTTATTATGCTTTTTTATTAAATCATTAAGTATTGTGCTTTCATTTATTATATAAGCATTAATTATTGCATAGCTATGTGTACCAGCTGTGCTTGATGTGCTTACAGAGTATACACCACCTAATATAGAACCATCATCAAGTACAATACAGGCATCACCATTCGATACCTCTACATATTGAATATAACGTGTAATGTCATTATTCATCTTTAGGTTTTATGTGCTCTTTTTTCTTTTTTATTACAGGCTTTTGTAATTTACCTTCATCCAGCCATAATAATATCTGGCAATAAACGTTTGGTATTGGTGTAATTGCACCTTGGCAATAACGTATAATTGTACTTCTGTTTACACCTACAAACCTTGCAAAACTTGCAAAGTTAAATCCGTGATTATTTATTTTAGCTTTAAATTCAACTGCTTCCATGTTTTTGCTCCTAGATTGTGTAATAAAGCACTATCGTTACAAATAACCATAATGCCTTATTCCTATGTTTGTAAAGATATTTATTCACCCTGCTAAACCTATTGCAAATAATGTAAATCCGAATGTGGCACCTGCACATAATATAAAACGCACTAATTCACGCAACATTGTCTTACCACATTCGATAGCTTCTGCACGTTCCTTACGCGTTGCAAGATCCCAGTCTAGTAAGCTTATATTAAGTCTGATAGGCTCGTAGTAACAGTCGTAACAACTAACAACACCATCGGTAATGTTAGCGTCACGATTATCAATTATAGTTTTACACTTATTACATTTCATTTTTACATCTCCCTTTAATTATATTGCTTTTTTACTTTTATATATTGCCATGAAATTACGTTATCAAAACTAATTGTATCATCATGCGAATTATATCTACTAACCTCACAACCCCAGTATTTATTACCATATTGATTAGTATATATATAATAGAAGGCAATGTATTCTTGACCTTCATATTCAAATTTAAATGATGCATCAGTGCATTTAATATTTTGCTCTAATTTGTGCATTAACATTTTAATAGTTATATCTTTAAGTTTAGATTTATTTATTTTTGTTTGTTTAATCATCTTATTCACCCCACTTTTTAATATTAAAACTACTATCAATTACTTTAAAACGTTCTACCCAAAAATCATCTGTATCGAGTAAAAATAGAGAAAAGCCTTCTTCGTCATACCACTTAGCCTCAATTACATATTCACGCCAAGCCTCGTTGTAGCTTAGGTCTAAACCTTTAATAATGTTAGCAACATTGTTAAAATCATGTGCAGTCTCATCGTCATGCGCGTAATGTACGTATGTGTCACCAAACTTGTAGCGCCATGCTTCTGGACACTCGCCCTCGCCGTTCCAAGTCGGCCAAGCTTTATTTTCCATTGCTTGTGTTTTTATTACTAATATTTTATACATTTTGTTTCCTTTTTTTAGGTGGCTTAATTGCCTGAATGACTTATTGTTATATTGTTGCACTATTGCTGTAAAGTAATTTTTTTACGCTGATTTGCTTCTAAGAGTTTATAAACGCTTGGATTGTATACTTCATCTAGTATTGCTGGCATTATACGGCTTTTATATTTTAAGATCTTACGTTTTGCATTCGAGTAATAACGTAAATATGCGTAGCGTGTATAACTGTGTTTGTATATATCTGGCATACATTGTGGTGGTGGTATAAACTTTGTATTTGCAATATTTTTAGGTGGATTGCTTAGCAGTGCAAGTAATTTTGTTTCTGTAGCATGAACTCTGCCGTAAATTTCACTATATATAACACAAAGTCTGTTAAATAATGTTTCGAGATAAGCATAATGTGTACTTGATTGCCTTACCCATACATTACTAGGGTGATTTACATACGCTGGTTTATAGATCTTGTCTGTAATATCGCTATCACAGCCATCTACGATATGGTGTGCGGTGCTTAATAGTTGTGCATACTCTAATATCATTTTAATAACGTGTTTATCACAGTGCATTGATGCGGCTTTTATAGGGCATTCGTCTAAATAAAATATATTCATAATTACTAACCTTATATTGCTTTGTGAAATTCACACCTGTAACCTTGTGATTGTATTTCTTTTACAGCCTGCAACATTGCTTCGTAACTATCAGCACAATCAACTGCATATAACTCTACATTAATAATTTTTGCTTTTTTCATTGTAATAACTACAAACATTTATTTTCTCCTATGAGTGGCTTAATTGCCTTTGATGATTATCTAGTATATTGAGTGTATTTAGCTGTAAAGTAATTTTTTTACATTTTAATATTACGTAGCATTTTGCTATTAACTTCATATTCTTTTAATCGTCTTATTTCAGCAGTCTTAATTTTATTAAATGTAGTACCTGCCGCGCTACAAGTTCCTGTTACGCTTGCTGGTGTTGTGTTTAATGCAAATGCAACTTGACTTATTGTCCACCAAGGACAACGTTTTACTTCGCTATATATTTTATTAATTAGCATTTATAATTTCTAGTACTGATACTGCTTTGCGATACGTTACAACGCGCCTAACATACTCTTGTTTAACACTTTCCATAAGTACACCTGCTGACCTTGGCGCATAGTTATTGTTACTTTTACGCCAATTATTACACGCTAACTCTATTAGGTCTGCTGGATACTCGCTAAGATCCTCAATCCATTCTTTATCGATTTCATCTTGTACTGTCGGATTTGTCTCACGCTGATAGTAACGACTTTCTAATATTTCTATTTTGCCTAATATATATGTTGGTTCACTAGGTTGTAACAAGCTAAGATAGTGTTCTCTGACTTGTATAATATTTTGTTTTTGCTCTATTGCAGATAGATCATCTTGCACGCAATTAAATTGTCTAGGCCAGCCCACTAGCTTTATATTGTTCAAGCAACGCACCCCGTCTACTACGTCTTTGGTCACTAATCTCTTTGAGTTTAATGGTATTATGTTTGACATTGGTTTTATCTCCTATTTTCTCTATTTTCCATTGCACATTGTTTTGTAACCATGCACGCCATTGTCTATTAAAGTCTATTGATTTTGTTTGCTTCTCGGTATGATATGATATGAACTTCTCAAGTTGTAATTCTAATTCATCATTTGTCATATGCTTTTCAATTAGCTTGTAAGTTTTAGTATTTTTGTTAAGCTCCTTTGGTATAAAATTAATATTAATAATCTGGTTATGGTTATGGGTATGGTTATGGTTATGGTTGCTAGGGCTTTGCTTAGTTTTTGCTATAGCTTTGCTAGAACTTTTATTGTTACTTTTCATAGACTTAGCGTAACCACCCATTTTACCTGCATCTACACGGGCTTTATGCTTTGTGTTTGACTTGTCATATTCTTCCGATAATCTTTTATTAAAATATCTGCCTTTTTTTATAGTAAAAAATTCATCTAATATTGATTGTATAACAGCTATGTCTTGTTCTGATCTACAGAGACATTTACGTGCAATCCATGTTATGTCATTCGGTATTGTGCAACCTACTGTAGTCCAACATAAACTTAGTAATCTATTATATGCGCCAAATTCAGATAATGTAAGGTGCATTGTTTTATAGCCCATATCTTTTGGAAAGTAGCAGAAATATGGTAATGTCATTTTTAATCCCTTTTTATTTTTCTATCTATTGTTGTTTTGTAGCTGTCTATAATTATTTTTGCATAACCACCTTTACATTTTTCTAACCAGTACAAGTTAAGATCTTTTATTTGACTATCATCTACAATAACAGTACCAGTTAAAGCATCTTGTATACCTTTTGCGTGGTTATCTAAATCTCTACGCCTCTTACAAGGTGGACTAAGTGCTATAATTAGTTTTATATCGTAATCTAAGAGACTATCGTAATATTGCTCTGTAATCGCTTCTAGTGCCTTTGCACGCCATAATCTGTATCTTTTAGACTTAATCCGTCTGCGTCCGTGATTAGAATACATAGAATTAACCGATATCGGAAATGGAAAGATTAAATCAAGCATTAGGCTCTATGTCCTTTATCTTAATACCCCATTTACTTGCTTGTGCAATAATCAGTTCACATAGTTCGCTATGTTGTTCTTTACTCATTTTGCTTGTACTTGGGTTAAGTGGTAACATACCACCATCAAGATCTGGCATGAATTGTGTCTTAAATAAACTTGCCGCAAATAATTGCTTCCAATTCTCTGGACTATAACGACCACCAGTATCACTTATATGCCATTCATTACCATTCCAGCGCACCTGATTACTTATAATAGATAATAGTGCCCACATTAGTGAGTTTTGATCTGTTGTGCGTTTATTACGTTTCCAAGTAATGTAAGTGCCAACTGGCGCTCTTTTAGTAAGGTCAAAAGCTTTTAATCTCTCGACCTCACTATTAATTTGTATTGTATACTGCCCCATACTTAAAACGGTATATCATCATCAAGTGGGAAGTCTGTTGTAATTGGCTTATCAGGTAATGTTGCTAGTCCCGTACCACTATTGCTATTACCTAATAATTTAATTTCACCATTATAACGTTCTAGTACGATTTCTGTAACATACTTATCACCACTATCAGTAGAATATTTGCGCGTTAATAATTTGCCTTCAATGTAGATCTTACTGCCTTGACCGCTATAACTTTCCATTAATTTAATTATATTTTCATTAAATATACTAATTTTATGCCATGATGTCTTTTCTTGCTTTTCACCAGTTTTGCTTTTCCAGCGTTCATTAGTTGCTAGTGAGAAACTCATATGTTTGTTTCCATTGCTAAAGGTGCGGACTTGTGGTTCACTTCCAATATTCCCTATTAAAATTACTTTATTAACCATTTTTATCTCCTTGTAGTTGGTTAAGTTCTAACAATAATGCTTCAACTTCTTTATTAGCACTATGTATTTCTTCAAGCATATATTCTTGATAATCTATATCTGGTAAAACCCTGCAACGTGCTATTTGCAAACCTACAGGAAAGCGTGGGTCATAAGATACTATGTCAACCCATTGTTTTTTAGTTACCATTAATTGATGCTGTAACTGTGTTTTATATTCCACTGCATGAGCATTTTCTTGTAAATAGCTAACGTGCTTATGCATTGCAGATGGACATTTAATTTCTACTAATCCATCATTATCAACTAAACCATCTGGCGAACACGTTATATAGTCAAAGTCAGGGTGTGTTACCATACCAACTTCTCTTACATTTATATAACTAAATTCAAATGCGTAACAATCTCTTGCCTCTGCTTCTAAATCTGTTCCACGTTGCATAGCAGGGCTTGTATATGTATTTTGTTCAACATATCCTGTCATACGTTCTAATGCTAATTTTACAATCATGTTTTTACGTGATGTGCTATAGCCAGATTTTGTTTTAGATAATATATCTTTTATACGAGATGCAGTAAAATTACCACACCTCGCTTTAAACCACTCTGAACTGCCTTGTTCTACATTATGTATTTTCATTATCATCTTCTTTTTTTAACATAGATCTTTTAGCTGTCAGATATAAACTACGTAATGTAGCTTTGCTATCATTAGGCATTTCTGTATGTCTTATAGTGTTAGCTATTGCATCTAATTCTTCTATTGTAACTGCTTGATAAATATTTTTAATTAATGGTTCAGTATCAAAGTCAGGCTGTTGCTCTTTTGCATCATGTGACTTGTTACCATCGTCATCGTCAACTGGCATATTTAGCAATGCAGATATTGCATTACGTCTGCAATAAGTAAAAGTTGACATTAGCACGTGAATATCTTTGTTTTTAAGCGGTGCTTCTGTATCTGTTTCGTACCACTCACTACTTTCACCATGCGTTAATCGTGTGACTACTATGATTGTTTGGTTTTTAGTTATGCGTCCTAGCTCTTGCTGTATACTTAAATCATTATCAACAAGCGGTTTATTAGACGCATTAATAACAGAACTTAGTGTTGCATATGTTGATTTGTAGTGTGGGTTTTTGCCATCTTTCTTAGCACCCGTAATAGCATTACTAGCGGCAGTTACCGCTGGTGCTATGTTTTTTGTTGTTTCTG